CTGTATCTTCAACATACTCCTGTAATCCAGTTATATCAGATGTTGCATGGACGTGACCTTCAAGAGAGATAGCAGTTTCGCTACCAAGAAGTCCAGCTGACCATTTATCAGATGATTCATTCCAAATAAGTGAAGCATTTGTAGAATCTCCACGTTCAACTTCAAGACCTGCATTTGCTGCAGGAGTTCCAGTTACGTTACTATTAAGGGTAATTTGATTATCCTCAACTAGTAAAGTTTCTGTATTTAAAGTTGTTACGCTTCCACTTACAGTTAGATTTCCAGTTACGCCAAGATTTCCTCCAATAGTTACATCATCTGGAAGACCAATTGTTATTGCTCCAGCAGATGCTGAAACAGTTACTTCATTGGCTGTTCCTGAAAGAGATGTAACACCAGTGTTGGAAATTACTAGACTTGAACCTTCTCCACCTGAACCAGTTACGCTGATACCTGCACCAGATGCACTTGCACCTGCTACATAGTCACCAGTTGTATCTGTACCAAGAGCGACTGAATCTGCTACAATATCTGCTGTAATAGTCACATTCTGTGAACCATCAAAGCTAACGCTACCGCTTAAAGAACCACCAAGACTGATTGTTCTTGCTGTAGCCAGCTCACTAGCAGTATCAGCATTACCAGTTAAATCACCAGTAACGTCTACTGTAATTGACTCTGGAAGACTTACCGTTACTGCACCAGCAGATCCGCTTACAGATACTTCATTGGCTGTACCAGCAATGCTAGTCACACCAGTATTTGCAATTGTAAGAGAATTAGCACCATCATTATAGTTTAATGATATTCCAGTTCCACTATCAAGTAAATCATTTACTGCATCACCAATGAATTCGGTAGACCCAACGGCTTCCCATGCTGACCCAGTATAGATTTTTAGTGTATTGTCAACAGTATTAAAATAAACCTGACCAGCAACTCCAGTACCTGGATCTGTAGCCAAATTATGAATAACACCATTACGCAATTCATTACTATTTAAATCAATATTTGTTAAAAATTTTCTAGACATATATATTCACCTCCTTCATTACGATAAATAAGCCCTTCCCGAAAATGCTCCGACAAAGGTTAGAACTACAGTATTTGAATTTGGATAGTTATATGACCCCTCAACAACTGTTCCTGCTGTATCAACCACTGTAATATTAGGAGTAAACCCTAATCCATGCGTTATGCTCCAAGTTGCTGAAGCAACTTCTTGAATATGAACATAACCAAGCTCTTGATTTCCAACTAAATCTGTTGGAGTTCCCCAACCTAAATCTGTTTTTGGACCATACAGATTCATATTTGTTGTATTTAAGAAAAAATCTCCAAGAATACCAATAGTATTATTTGGAGCAGTTGTGCCATTAAGAATTCCAGTTCCTCTACCACCTTGTGGACCAGAAGTTCCTAATTCAATAACTACATTTTCTTCATCAATAATTATATTATTTGTAATTTGATCAATTTCTACTTTTAATTCTGCCATTATCTTGTTACCTCTGGAGTTACATTGAATGTACCTTCGATTAATCTATCAACAATATTTGATGGACTGATTATTTCTAAATCATAAACGTGATTTCCTGCAGGGAAATTAGATGTAGCACTTGCTGAAATTAATATATCAATAGTGCCTGCAGATCCTCCAATAGTAATTCCACTTCCAGAAGCTAGGGAAATAATTGGATCTTCAGAATAGTATGCTTGTCTTACTTGTAATCTTGAAGAATATCCAGATAAATCAACAGGGACATCATCCAGGGTATATGTTAAAGTCCTTCTAAAGGTACTACCTTGAGGACAAACAAAATTTACAAGCCCTGGGGTCATGTTGGGCACTCCTATTTATTTCTTACTCTTTTATTATACCAAACTATTTTATTTCTTATCTGCGATATATGCTACTAAAACATCGTGAATTATTCTTAATTCCCCGCTTAATTGCTTAACGTCTGATTTAATTTCATTTTGATTATCTCCCAGACAATTTACCTTGTCTGCCATGCTAGATCCGCCATTTGGGAATATTTGATGTTCTACACGATCTAGTCTATCTGCAATAGTTCTGCCTTTTTCATCTTTACCAAGAATTCTTTCAAACTTTCTTACTGTTGCATATCCAACGCCTAAGATGGCGGTAAGAGATAAAAACATTTGCCAGTTTTCGACAAACATTGTTATTGAATTATTCATTGTTTTATGGTATACTCCAAAGTAAGACTTAAAAACAATTATAACATATAAATAACATAGGAGTAATAAATGCCTGATACTAAAGAAGAAGTTAAGAAAGTATTGAAAATTGCAGATCGTTGTGATAGATGTGGTGCTCAAGCTTTTGTGCTTGCTACTGGAGTTTCAGGGGAATTAATGTTTTGCGGGCATCATTATAATAAATATGAATATTCAATTACTCAATGGGCTTATAAGATTATTGATGAATTAGATACTATTAATGAAAAGTCTGCAAGTAGTAATATTTAAATAATTACTGAACCAGTACCAGCACTAAAGGTATAAACCTTGTAACCGCTACGGCTAACTGTACTAAGTGTGTAGGTCAATCCAGCACCGATGCTTGTTAGATCAGCAAATGTATTTGGGTAAGCAATAATTACTACGCCAGATCCGCCAGCACCACCAGAATTACTTTGATATGTCGAACCTCCGCCACCGCCACCAGTATTTACTGTTCCAGCATTTCCGCCATTTCCACCATTTCCACCACCACCAGAACCACCATTCGCAGTAGCTGTTTCACCAGCAGCACCACCACCACCAGCACGAATTACTGAAGTTCCAGTTATTGAACTTGCTAAACCATTTCCACCAGTTCCAACCGTAGGACCATTATTGCCAGCAGCTCCAGCACCACCGCCACCGCCACCAAAATATGGATTTGAATAACTTGGAGTATTTCCACCAGCATTACCTTGTCCTAAAGTGGCTGTACCACCTATTGGTGAAGCAGAGTTACCACCTGCGCCACCACCAGAACCTCCAGTTAAACCATTTCCAGAAGCAGTATTGTTTGAACCATACATACCACCGCCACCACCGCCAATAGATGTAAGTGATGCAAATACTGAATTAACACCACTAGAACCTTTATTGTTAAATGTTCCACCATTACCGCCACCGCCAACTGTTACGGTATGTGATGTTCCAAACGCAAATGAACTTGTACCAGTTAAATAACCACCAGCACCGCCACCGCCACCTTGTCCACCACCACCACCGCCACCGCCAGCGATAACTAAGTACTCAACTGATGTAGGTGCTAGAGCAAAACTAATTGAACCCGTACCAGCAGTAAATGTTGTGACCTTGAAACCGTTATTGATTGCAGTTGTAAATGTAAGACCAGAACCACCTGTGATTGTTAGTAGTGGTGAGTAACGCAAAATTACAACGCCAGAACCACCTGCTCCAGATGATTGTGAACCACTAAAATTTGTTGATCCAGCACCGCCACCGCCACCGCCTGTATTTGCAGTTCCAGCAGTACCATTTGTGTCATAAGTAACGCCACCAGCACCGCCACCGCCTGCTCCACCAGCACCACCTGAACCTGCTTGTGCAGAACCAGCCCCACCACCACCGCCACCGCCTGCTCTAGTTACGGCAGTTCCAGTTATTGATGAACTTAATCCATCGCCACCAGCACCAGAATTTGTTACGTCACCAATATTTGCTGCAGCTACACCAGCACCGCCACCACCTGATGCACCACGAACTGTATTGCCAGATGCGTTGTCACCACCTTTGTTGCCTTGACCAGCAGTTCCTGCACCACCTGCCTTGCCAGGATAGCCAGAAGGTCCAGCACCACCACCAGAACCACCTGATAAACCAACTGATCCAGACTTACCACCGCCACCACCGCCGATTGCTATACTTGAAGCAAAAACTGAATTGACACCATTATTTCCATCAGAAGGATTGCTAACGCTTGCACCACCAGCACCAACAGTAACTGTGTATGAACTACTAACAGTCAATGCTGAAATTCCAGTTAAATAACCGCCTGCACCGCCACCAGAACCACCGTAATATCCACCATCAGGGCCACCACCAGAACCACCGCCAGCAATAATTAAATATTCAGTTGCCTTAGTTGCTAAGTCAAACTGAATAGTCCCAGTACCAGCAGTAAATGTAGTCACTGTAAAACTACCAGTTGTTACAGATGAGTAAGTTAAACCTGTTGCGCTAGAAATTGTGTATGCAGATGAGTAGCGAATAATTACAACACCAGAACCACCATTACCACCTGGAGAATAGGCAGTTTGATAATGACCACCGCCACCGCCACCACCAGTATTTACTGTACCAGCCTGTCCAGCATTATTACCACCAGATGCTCCAGCGTTACCACCACCACCGTTTCCACCAGTTCCAGATGTTGAAGTTCCCTCTGCTGCTGCACCACCACCACCTGCACGAAATACTGATGTACCTGTTATAGAACTAGCAACACCTACTCCACCATTACCACCAACAGAACCAGAACCATTACCACCTACTGCACCAGCACCACCACCACCGCCTGCGGCATATGGGAAACCACTCGCACCAGAACCACCTGCGTAGCCTTGACCAGTAGTTCCTGCACCACCAGCACCACTTTGGCCACCGCCACCAGAACCGCCTGCGACAGTTGCTTTACCACCACCAGTTGATGTAATTGTTCCAAAAACAGAATTAGCACCATTAGTGCCACCAGTTCCATCCGCAGCACTACCATTGCCACCAGCACCAACAGTTACCGTGTAGGAAGTATTTACATCTAAAAATAATCCTGCTTCAGCAGATGCGCCACCACCAGACATTTCGCCAGTTACGTTTGAGCGATAACCACCTGCACCACCACCTGCATAACTACGATTACCACCACCACCGCCAGCAACTACAACGTATTGTGTTGCAACTTTTGTTGTTGAGTAAGCTATTACACCTGTTCCAGCAGTAAACGTATAAACCTTGTAACCAGAACGTGATGTTGTATCTAGTGTGTAAGTAAGACCTGCTCCAATGTATAAGTCGTTAAATGTAGATGGGTAGGCGATGATAACAACGCCTGAACCGCCTGCCGCGCCTGCTTTAGAACCACCATTTCCACCTGCTCCACCTGCGCCACCGCCTGTGTTAGCAGTTCCAGTAGTACCAGCAGCAGTTCCACCACCAGCACCGCCACCGCCAGTTCCACCTGTGCTTCCAGTCACAATACCGCCACCGCCACCACCGCCAGCACGAGTTATGGATGTACCAGTTATAGATGATGCAGTTCCATTACCACCATTACCACCTGTACTAATAACACCATTGCTACCAACTGCACTAGCACCGCCACCGCCGCCTGCGGCTTGATTGCCTGTGCCACCACTTAAATTACCGTTACCACCAGCAAAACCTTGATTAGATGTTCCAGCACCACCTGTACCAGTTAATGAACCGCCACCACCAGAACCGCCAGATGTTCCAGATTGATTATCATAAGCACCTTTTCCACCACCAGTTGCAGTAAATGTTGAAAATACAGAATTTGAACCATTAGCAGCAGCATTAGTAGCAGCACCAGAACCAGTACCACCAGCACCTACTGTAAGTGTGTATGAAGTATCAACTGTAAATAATTGTGTTCCACTTAAATAACCACCAGCACCACCACCACCTGACGGGCTATTATTAGAACCTGGAGTGCCACCACCACCAGCGATAACTAAATATTCAGCAGTTGGAGAACTTATTCCTCTAGCAGAGCAGGTAAAGCCAAATAGACCAAACATTATGCTGCCAAATCTCCAACAGCCACCCAAGTATTGGATGATCTTTTTACTATTGATGCACCAGACCATTGTGAATTTAATTTTAGACCAGGAGATCCATTAACAGTGACACCACCAGCACCTGCAATTGTAATAGTTCCACTTGTAATTTGTAAAATATTTATATATGTTCCTATAGGAAAGTTAAATGTAGAATCTGAAGGAATTGTAACAGTAAAAGTGCCATCTAATTCAATAATTTTATTTTCATCCCCGCTTGCAAATGTATATGCTGATGTTTTTGCAGCAACAATATCAAATACTTTATTTTGATATGTTGTAGATGCAGAAGATGTTGATAATTTGCTATTCAGTTGTGTTTGAATATTTGCAGATGCATTATTTAAATAATCAATTTCTGTTCCGCTTACATTTCCAATTGAAGTATTTTCTGGTAAATTTACAGATGGTGCATATGCTAAAGAAATTTCTCCAGCTGATGTAATATATAGTCCACCATTATTTGCCCAAATTCTTGAACTATTTGATAAATTAATATCAGCATAGTTTTCTAGGGTTAGTCCACCAGTTATAACTGAGTTATCTTTTTTTGCATATGTAGTAGAAGCAGAAGATTGACTTAAATATGTATTTTGTAAGGCAGATTCTTCAAGGTATCCAAAACCTGTATCCTGTCCTGATTTTTTCCAGAAATTTCCATCCCAATAATATCCCTGATATAAATCATTAATTTCTGGATCAAGAGGAAATGAAGTAGCCATAATATTATAATTATACCATTTTAATTTTATTAAACTTAGTATTTATTATGAAGGATCTACTATTTGCCAATCTATAATATCTTCATTCCATATATAGAATGTACCATCTGGTACATCGCTTGGATAAGGAACTGGAGATTGCCATTGACAAGTATCTTCATCTAATATCCAGGAATTAAAAGGTTTAGGTGAAATAAAAGCATCACGTTCTTCATCGTATGTATATCCAATACCAGCATAGTTCTTTCTAATGTTTCCATTGTAAGAAGTACGAATACAGGTTTGACTTCTAAATTTTCCATACCATGATTCTGGGGATTCGCCCTCAATTAGTTCTGTTTCGTCAATACCAACAATGACTTCAGTAACAATATTATTTTCATCTAAAAATGCGTAATGTGCCATAAGTATATTATACCAGATTATTTTTTATTCTTCTACAAGCCATTATATATTTTTAAGCTGCATATCTAATAACAACAATACCTGATCCTCCATTACCACCAGAATTACTACCTGCTCCGCCTCCGCCTCCGTTACCTGTATTTACTGCGCCAGCGCTTCCATTGCTACCACTTGCATTTCCACCTGTTCCACCAGTGGCAAGAGTTATAGATGAACCAGTTGAGTAAGTGTTCGCTAAACCTGCTCCAGCTGCGCCACCAGTAGAACTACTTGGTGCGTTGCCACCAGCACCACCTTTACCACCACCGCCACCGCCAGCACAAACAGTAATTCCAGATGTACCAGCACCACTGCCACCATTACTTCCTTGTCCAGAAGTACCAGTGCCACCACCAATAGAACCGCCAGCACCACCTTGTCCACCACCACCACCAGAGCCACCTGCAAGACCACTATTATTGTTGGTATTAGTTGAATAACCTTTACCACCGCCAGTTGCACTTATTGAATTAAATGATGAACTGCTACCTTGCGAACCGCCAAATGGACCACCTGAGCCAGAACCACCTCCACCAACTGTAATTGCATAGCTAGTTGCAGTTACAGATGAAGTTCCAACTAACATACCGCCAGCACCGCCGCCGCCTCCACCAAGACCTGATACACCAGAACCGCCACCGCCACCGCCTGCAATAATTAAATATTCAACAGATAAATTTTTAAATGGTGTAAAGGTGTCTGAAGGAGATGTAAAGGTGTGTGAAAAATAAGTTGTTCCAGAAATTTCATAACTATTAACAATACCACCAGATGCTTGAACTTGTGGAGAAACTCCAGAAGATATTGTTCCTAAAATCATGCTGATAGGTCTCCAACTACTATCCACATATTTGATGAAAGCTTTATTAATGTAGCACTGGACCATTGAGCACGAAGTTTTAATCCAGGAGTTCCATTTACTGAAGTTGTTCCTGCAGTTACTGCTGCTATTGTTTTAACACCAGTGCCAACATTAATTAAATTAATTTGTGTTCCAATAGCAAAATTAAAAGTTTCATCTGTAGGAATACTTACAGTATATGAACTAGAACCAGAAAGTTGAATTAAATCCCCTTCATCCCCAGAAGCTATTGTATATGCTCCAGTCTTTGCTGAAATAACATCTATATTTTTAGTTTGATACGTTGTAGAAGCAGATGACTGAGTTAAATATAAAGATAAGTCTAAAGTTCCCCAAGATGCTACTGAACCACTTGTAGTTAAATATTTTCCATTATTTCCAGCTTGAGGTGGTAGTGCGTCAATATTATCTAAGTCTACCTGTGTTGCATAAGTTGCAGAAGCAGATGCTATTGTAAGATATTGAGAAATATCTAAAGCTCCTCCAGATACTTCTACCCAATATACAGAATCATATATAAATAGTTCTTGTGTATCGTAATCAAACCAAAGGTCTCCTTCGTCTGGATCTCCTGGGGGATTAGAAGATATAGTTACACTAGATCCTTCTGGAATTTGATTTATCCATTTAGAAGAAGCGGAATTATAAATTAAAGAATCTCCATCAAGAATTGAAGATATTTCAACATCTGAAAGATTTTCTATTGCAAATCCAGCACCTACTGCATTCCAAGAATCTCCATCAAAAACATATCCATTAAATTCCTGATTTACAGAAGCGGATATAGGAAAAATTGTTGCCATAATAGTATAATTATATCATTAGATATATGTTACCATTTTCCAAGTGGACAGGAAGCAATTTCTAATTTTACTTTTTGTTTCATAAAGCATCCACATTCTTTACATACTCCAGAAATTAAAGATGGGCATCCTTCACAAATGGAAAATCTTTTTTCTTCTATTGATTCATCAGATCTTGGATATTTGTCTTTATTTAATAAATGCCACGGTCTTGCATTATATTTTTCAGTCATATTATTCCTTAAATAACATATTGTGTTTTAATTATATGATTTGATATATCTCTACCATTTGTTTTCTGGACAAGTAGCATTTATATCGGTATGTAAAGTTTTTCCAGAGCAACCACATTGAGTACAACTTGTAGTCTCTGGAACCCAGAACGGACATTCAAGACATACAAATACACGACTTTCAATAGTTACTGAGTTTTTAAAATATGGTTCTACTTCCCATTTAAAGGTGTCTTCATTCCAAAAATATGGAAGTGGTTTCCAGTCTACTGGTTCTGGCAATGGTGCTTCCCATTTTCCATTTTCTTCATTTAATGCCCAGGATAAATATGGTTTATCATTGATAAACATATCTAATACTTCGTCATATTTCATTCCTAAACTAGCATAGTTCTTACGAATATTTCCATGAATAGAAGTACGAAGACAAACTTTACCATATTTTTCAGAATAATACTGTTCAGCAGTTTTATTATCTATTAGGTTATTTTCATCTTCCCCAACAAATACTTGTACAACAATATTGTTTTCATCAATAAGTGCATAATGAGCCATAATTAAGTTACCAAATTTCCATTAGATGTAAATGTGTGATAGGTATATCCACCTGCTGATGTAATATTTCCACCAGTTCCTTTTGCTGAACCAAGATAGCGAACTATAACAATACCAGAACCGCCACCTGCGTATCCGTTAGCACCATTACCACTATTAGCAGCAACATCACTTGATCCAGTACAGTTGTTCATGCCACGTCCACCATATGCGTAGACAGTGCCAAGAGACTTCCAGTTAAAACCTCCGCCTCCGCCTCCGTGAGTAGAACAACCAGGAGCACCTCCTCCGCCTCCAGTGGCTCCACCACCACCTCCGCCAGCAGCACAACACCCAGAACAAAAAGCACCATTTCCGCCACCATATCCATTTCCAGATGTGCCACCATTAATTCCAGAACCTCCACCACCACCATTTGCAGTATATCCAAATGCACTACTAGGGTTTCCAGAAGTTTGAATACCACCACCAGCACCAATTACAATTGGAAATGTTTGTGCTAAACCAATTGTAATACTTAAATCTCTGGTCTGACCACCAGCACCACCACCAGCGTAGCAAGTATTAGCACCACCACCACCACCACCACCAACTAGTAAAAGTTCGGCAGCAAATGCAGTAGATGAAGTTTGATCCCAGGTTTTGCTTCCTTTTGGTGTACCTTGTGCAATGCTAGACTTGCTTACTTGTTTTACGGACATTACAAAATCTCCGAACCATAAGCTCCAAAAGATATACTTGCACTTAAGGCATATACTGTTAAAATATCACCAGCATCCAATGCTAGTGCAGTTGTTAGAAGCGTTGTATCATTTGCTGCAATTGCTACATCATAAGCTAAATAATGCTCATTTGATAGCGTAGCCCCATTTGGTCTGATGGCTATCCTATATGATGAAGCTGAAGTATTTCTATTTGCTATTGACAATGTTGAAATTATTGCTTGTTTTCCAGAACCAACAGTATAAACGTCAGTATTAGTAGTAGCTGCTGGTGAAGATTGACCAAGAACTTTATAAGATACAGCCATTTTTTCTCCTAAGTTCCCACAAATATAAGTGGACTAATTGTATTTTCTTCTATTATACCAGGTATTGAAACAGATGTAGCATAAGTTGTAGAAGCACTTGATATATCTAATTTATTTCCAAGAGAGGTGGCAACTGTTGATGCAAAACTTGAATCGTCTCCAAGGGCTGCTGCTAATTCATTAAGCGTGTCAAGAGTTCCTGGAGCTGAGTCTACAAGATATGTAACTGCTGCTGCAGAAGCGGTATTTATGGCACTTGTTAAATCTATAGTTGACCATGACGCTGATGCACCATTTGTTGAAAGATATTTTCCAGAATTTCCTGTTTGAGATGGAAGTGCATCAATATTTTCTAATTCTTCTTTTGTAGCATAAATTAACGAGGCAGAATTAATAGTTAAATAATTAGATATATCTTGAATGGAATTTGCTACTTCTACCCATTCAGTATTTTCATTATTTCTTACATATAGTTTTTTAGCCATTACAAAATCACTGTTCCTGTTCCACCTGTAAATGTATAAACTCTATAACCGCTTCGAGTTGACGTATCTAATGTATAACTAAGACCTGCACCAATGGAAGTAAGGTTTGGGAATGTATTTGGATATGCAAGAATTACAACACCAGAACTTCCTGCTCCACCATTGTAAGGATTTGGATTGTAACCACCCCAACCTCCACCACCACGATTAGCGATTGTGTTTTGACCAACTCCAATTGACCCTGTTGCGTATCCACCACCATATTCTTTACCAGAATCAGCAGGAGGTGGAGATAATACACCACCACAGTTTCCATAGGTTCCACCACCAGCATACTTAACTGATTGGTATACAACTCCAACACCACCGTAAGTACTTATTGGAGCGTTTACGTTTCCAGCACCATATCCACCATCGCCAACTCCAGCAACACCACGAGCACCACCATTAGCAGTAACTGAATCGAATACACTAGCATTTCCAGCAAAACCACTTTCAGCATTATTAATTCCAGCTGCTCCACCTCCACCAATTGTTATAGTGAATGCACTTCCAGGTATCATTGTAGTAGTACTTTGTGCTGTGTATCCACCACCGCCGCCATTACCCCATTGAACCGACTGCCAAAAACTAGAGCCTCCGCCTCCGCCTCCTACAACCAAGTACTCAATTACAGTAGGTCTAGAACTATGAAAACTTACCCATATTTCAGATATTGAATCGTACCATTCAGGATTTCCACTAGTTGTATTAAATCTAAACATTCCAGATGATGGAGAAACTGGTCTTTGTGCACTTGATCCAGAATTCATTACATATACTGGAGTTGCAGACATGTTATTAATTGCAACATATGTAGCACTTGCAGATGAAATATCTAATTTATTTCCAAGTGAGGTTGTTACTGTTGCTGAAAAATTAGCATCATCATTTAAGGCTGATGCAAGTTCATTAAGAGTATTTAAAGTTGAAGGTGCAGAATCTACGATTGCAGCAACTGCTGCTGCTGAGGCAGAACTTAAATCAATATTTTCTAACTCTTCTTTTGTAGCATAGCTTGTAGATGCACTTGATATTGTTAAATAATTATTTAAATCAGATACCGTTGCAAGATTTGTATCATTTAATATATCTACATTTGAATCTGAATCTACCCAAAGATCTCCTGCTTTTGGATTATTTGGGGCGGTAGGTGAAAAAGATGTTGGATTAAATTCATTCCCTATTAAATCCCAGGCAATTCCATTAAAAGAATATCCTTCAAAAACTTGTCCTACTGAAGCGGATCCTGGAAATATACTAGACATAGTAATCTAATTATATCATTATATAGTAGAAATAGCTGTAGTACTTACCCAGTAGTTGAAGTACTTACAGAAGCAGTTGCACTATCACCAACTGCGTTTGTTGCTACTACAGTGTAAGAATATTCAGTGTAAGGTGGCAATCCTGTATGATTAAAAAAAGTATTTAATCCAGTATATAGTGTTGTAGAACCAAATACCTTAAGTGTGTAACTTGTGACTGGTAAACCACCATTAAAAATTGGGGCAGCCCAGCTTAAAGTAATAGAATTGCTAGATGGCATTGCAGAAAATGATCTAGGAGCGTCAGGAACTCTTGCTACATCTTGAGCAATAACACCAGTAGGAATCATTACTGTAAGCTTCCAATCAAAACCCAGGTGTCTGTATTACGTTTAATTAAAGTTGCAGCAGACCACTGTGATCTAATAATACGAGTAGGAGCATTAGTTGATGAATAATAATTAATAGTTACTCCAGCAGTAGGGGTAATAGTTGTTGAACCAGTACCAGTTTGAATAATAGTAATTTCACTACCAATTGGAAAAGCAACGCTTGCATTAAGCGGAACAGTTAAAATATTAGAAGAAGAATTATTCATTTCAACATATTTTCCAGCATCACTAAGAACCAGTGTATATGTAGAACCAGTTTGAGCATTAGTTGATGGATATAAAGGAGATTTTGTTGCAATAGAAGTTGTTATTGTAGTTGCAAAATTTTCATCATCCCCCAGAGCTGCTGCTAGTTCATTTAAAGTATTAAGTGCTGCAGGTGCAGAGTCAACAAGATAAGAAACTGCTGCTGCTGATGCAGAAATAATTCCAGAATTTAAAGAGTCTATTGTTGCATAAGTTGTTGAGGCAGATGCTGTAGTTAAGTATGCTGATAAATCTGAACTATCTATAAAATAATCAAGTGATGACCATACAGTAGATCCATTTCCAATTTTAAATTTTCCAGTATTTGTTTCAAGTCCAACTTCACCTGAAAAAAGGGTAGGATTAATGCTAGTCCAATTTGCTGAAGTATCTCTTCTTAATTGAATTTTAGTTGCCATAATAACTAATTATATCACTAAGTCTTTATAATAAAATTAACAACTGTAGATGGTTGCATGTTATTGTGTGGCTGATCTCCACCAGCATTACCAGTAGTTGTTGCTGTATCTGCAATAGTGGTAGGACCAAGACCACTATTACCACTACCACTACCAAAAATATAACCAGAGTGATTATGTATTGGCATTTCTGAAGTAGTAAGAGTATGTGTTTCAGCACCAGTAGTAGAACCAATAGTTGTACGGTTGGTTAATCCTGATCCTTGACCATAACCAATAGGTGCACGACCACGCAAGTCAGGGACAGTAGCACCGACTATTGCAGCAAGAGCAGGATATCCAGATGTTGACTGACCATTACATAATAACCATCCAGTGGGCTGTGCACTTGCACCATACATAATAATTGCTCCAGTTGGGGTAATAGATAGCCCAGCAACTGTTGCCTCTAAAGATTTGGCAGCATAAGCAGTTGAAGCAGATGTTTGTGTTAAGTATGTGGTTGAGGCAGATGTCTGGGTAATATATGTAGTTGAAGCTGATACCTGTGCTAAATATATAGTTGAGGCAGAAGCCTGACTAAGAAGAGAGTTTAGCTGACTTGAATTAGATGTTCTAACAATTGTTACTGTTGCCATAATGTTTAATTATACCATTATTCAAAAATTCGCAAAAAATCCGCAAATTAAAAACGCAAAAATTCGGCGGAATAGTATACCCCCTTTACCCCCTTATATAAATATACAACTACGTTGTTCTTGTTATATATGTAAGATTTACAGGGTATTTATAATATGCAAGAATTCCCCTATATGAAGACTATAATCTCTTTTGATGATCTATGAACTCTTGTCCGAATGCATGAATTCCATTAAAATATTTTCTACCTGAATAATGTGCCTTTTGCCTATCTTCATTCATTCTTTGACGACCTAGTTCATTTGCATCATTTTGTTCATTTTTAATAAGTTCTTGTGAAAAATATTTATTAGCAGTATCTAGCTCAAATTTTTCTACAAAGTATCTAGGAATAGGAATAAAGGCAGCTAGAGGATCTCCTTTTTTAATTTCTACTACCCTCTGCGGATCGGTAAGTTTAAGATTAAAGGAAAAGTCTCGTCTTATCTGGTCTGTTTCAATTACTGCTGTCATTGCTTGGATCCCTGGAATAAAGAAGTTTGGGGCAGCAATTGTCATTAAGTTAATTCCTGGAGGGGTTTTAAATTGAAAGCTATTTTGAATAGTTAATATACCTTGGGCAAATCCTGGATTAATGCTTTGCATGGACAAAGATTCTCCTGGCTCATATATATTAATATGGATATCATTGGGATTATCAAATGATCCATCCCAAGTTGCATCAAAATCATATGCTGACTTTATAATAAATCCATATTGATTAGCTATGTTAAGGGGTAAACAATAGTAAGAATGATTGTTTAACCAGGATCTTTTAATATTACCCTTCAAAGATTCTACAATTTCTGGATATCTTTCATATTGCTCATCCCTGCCAGAGAAAGGAATTATTAGTATCTTGTCTTGGGGAACCTCAAAACCAGGGTCGTTGATGTAATCCAACTAAAGTATCCATCCATCAAAATACGCCTTATCCTGGGTCCAGAACGAGGCGAGGGTATATCTGATACCATTTTCTATTTTAGACACGCCATGGAGGTGTTCTGGGTCTCCTGGATGTATTGCTAGCTTTCCCACGGCAGGGGAAATGTCAAAATTATGATTTGGATAATATGTATGTCCACCAGAGTAATTATCATTTAAATATATAATTGCTCCATATTCTCTATGATTAAACCATTGCATATGTTCTTTATCTGAAGAATTTGTCATATCGTCAGCATGTGGAGCTTGTTCCATTCCAGGAAACCATCTAATTACTTGAAATAGGTCTGGATATATATCTAATAGGTTATATGAGTCTTTTATTTGATTTGCCACTCTTTGACGAATTTCATATAGCATTTCCCCGATTTCTTTGCTATATTCGTTATAGATAGTAATTGCATTTAGGTTTCTATTACTCCAGAAGGCTGATTCACTTTCTTCCCATTTTTCTATGCCTTTTACAAATTCTAATATTTTATTAGATTCTTCTATAGATATAAAGTTATCTATTGTTTTTGCATTAAACATTTTTATCCCTTCAAAAAATAAAAATTTAGCTACCAGAAAGTGTTGACAATAGAATTACTGTTATTGTAATCCAAAAGATGTATCTTGCATATTGTTTGTTACTCATTTGCTTCTCTCTTTGTTTTTTTAATAATTTCATCCCCCTGCCCCCAACTTTTCTAAAACTTTTCTTTTTTTCCGATTCGCTGCACTCATAGTGTAATTGCATTTTTAATGCTTGTCAAATCGCCTTGCCAGAAACATTGAAAAATTAAATTATTTGTAACACAATTGTAACATATCGTCTCACATATTGAGATATATATTCAAATACCCCAAAATCTGAATATTTTTATATTTTGCAGCTATATCCCATTTTGAAGAAAATCTGAATATTTTGTTAAAGTGTATGATGCATGATTTAGAAATAGACTCACCAGTTTATTAGTGAGCACATATCTAATTAATTTAGTTTTTATTTTAGTTTTGACAAGTGCAAAAGTTTTAGATTTTAGAACTCATCTTCAAAATAGTTTTCTATTTCTTGGTCACTCTCACACATGATACAGTAGTTTATTTCCCAAGCCGTTAATTTATCTTGGCAATTCATACATTTATTCTTGGTAATGTTTTCTAATGCTAGTTCTGTCATTAGTTCACCAACCAATCAATAGCATCTTCAACATTGTTAAAGTCTGGACAATTAACATTTGAATAGTTCATGAAGTCGTTATCATTTGAATATGTAGCAACTCCACCAGTATAACCATCTTTCCATACCTCGACAGTTAGCCAACTATCTGAGCCATCTGGAATAGCAACTAATTGCATTTGGTCTTGTTGTTCAAAATCAATGCCCTTAGCATTTAATTCATTTAGTAATTCAACGTATAAATCTAATTTAGTAATCATTTTTTAATCCTTAAAGGTCTAGTAGTTCAATTAGTACCGCACCGATTGCAGATACTAAGCCGATAACGGCGGTTGCTATCATCACATTGACAGACATGAAATCAAATCCAATGAATAATAATTGTAG